AACCAAAAACTTGGTAATGAGCTTATTCAGCACAGTTAATCGCAGATCCGGTATATCACTAATACTAATAGGCATAATTCAGTCACCTCCTTTCCTTTCTTATAGGACCAGATATGGCCCGTTCTCTACGGCACCTGTAAGGTCCGCAAGAGCATCGGCGTTATAGTTATAAAGGCTGTTTTTGTAGAGCATGGCATTCTTGATAACCAGCACTCCTTGACCACCTTTGGCGTTCTCACCTGTTCCGGTGTCCACTGCGGCCTTCAAAATCCCTTTGGCGCATACATAAGGGCTCGAAGTAGCGCTCTGGATGGTAATGACAGCACCTTTAGCCGTAGTTTCCGAACCAAACGAGTTGGTCACTGTAATAGCGGCCATGTGGGTATACGTAGTTCGGTCAATGGCTGTAATAGCCCCGAGATCCGTATTGCTGAGATCACTGTCACCGGCAACCAGATGATCACCTACGGCAAACTTGTAACTGTCGTCCATGGTGACATAGCCGGTTTTATTCGTGCTTGGATCAGCAACGAGAAAAGCCGCGCCAAACAGATCCTCAATCCCGGCAGCCACATTTCCCACTGAATCCAGCCCCGTATACGGCACGTAATAATCCACCCGGTTGGTGCTTTCGGTAATGATCCCCATCACCGCCCCAGCCTTAACGACTCCGTAACCGGCAGGGATGGTAATCACCTTTGACAAAGCACGGCTCGGGTCACTGTAGAACAACCGTTTCAGGTCATCCTGGGTTCCTCTATATACATAGGGGGTATCTCCTTTTGGCATGTTACTTCACCTCCTTTTCACCACCGGCAAGAGCAAATAAACGGTCTGCCAACTCATCATCCTCTTGCTTCAGCTTTTTGGCCTTGTCGCCTTCAACTTCTTTCACCGAGACTCCAAAGCCGGATGTTTCCGAGGTAATGCCACGGGACTCCCAATCCTCAATCTCTGCATCAATCGCCTTTTCAAAGGCTTCCAGATCAATCGCACCGTCCTTGACAAAATCGTCATGGCTCACTTGGTTCATCACCTTGTCAACCAGACGGTCAGGGATCGAACTCTCGTTCAATTTGTCGGTCCAGATTGCCCGCGCTTCCAACCTCAGTTCTTTTTCCGTGCGAATGGCCTCAGACTTCTGAAGCGCAGCAATCTCCTTTTTAAATTCCTTACGCTCGTCACTTCGACCATCCCGCTCCTGGGCCAGCTTTTCCTCAAGGATTGTTTTTTCCTTATCGAACTTTTTGGAAAGCTCCTTGGTCACATCATCAGTGGTTTTCGCCACGACTTCGGCCAATAGCTCAGGGTGCTCTTTACTAAACTGCTCAAAATCCATTTTATTCACCTCCTCCAAAGAGTTATCGGGTTGGTCGCTCCGAGCGTTGTGTATGGTTTTAAGACTTACTTCTATTTCATCACTTGCAAAAGCCGCCGACTTTGTGTTTGAGTCGTACCCAAACACGCAGACAGAAGCCTCTTTGAAAACAGATGTTCGCCATATAGTCCCTGGACCTTCCAAGGTCATACCGTTGACTTCTGCTGACTCACCTTTCTCCAACCGCTCAACAGAAGTTGGGGTGCTATAAATGCTGGCTTCGTATGGGAAACCGGATTTCGATAACTTTCTAAATTCCTTACTCTCTGGCGTATCTACAAACTGAGCGGTATTGAAATGAATGGCACCCATGCTGGTATCTGGTTTCTTGGCAAATGCAATCTTCTTGTCCGTCAAATGGTTCTCCAGAATAGGATATGTATTCTTCGGGAAAGACATCCCGGCTAAATCAATCGACAGGTTCCCCCAATACCAATGATCCCGGATTACCCCACCGCTATATGCCACCATCTGAAAATTATCTTCACCATCCTGATCCTTGACTTGAGCAAACCCTTCATGGTCCATAAAGTGCAAAGCTGCTTTAGGCATCTTTTCAACGGTCATGGCTTGTTTCTCCTTTTTTGATTTGCAGGCCGCTAAATCCGGCCAGTGCCGACATACACATTTCTTTATCCCCGCAGGATTCGGGGCATGTCGGGCATAGGCGATTGCGGCAACAGCCCTTTTTTCTGTATCAACCGGGTATGTTCCCTTTGGTGCCCCACCAGAAGGCCCACAAAATGGTCCTTTTTTGTACTTTCCCGCGTTAGATCCACCTTTTTTCTTTCGATCCTCTTTAACGTCAAAATATTCGTTGTGGGCTTCAATATCGAAGTCCATTACTTTCTGCCCTTCCCCGTCTTTCGAGTAGGTTTGCAACCCCCTCTGCCACGATTAGCACGGGTCCCACGACCACTACCGTTTCTCTTCGGTACTCCCTTTGCCATTGTCCTTCTCCTTTTTCGGCCTCGCCGGTTCCGCCTGTTGACTTTCCTGGATAGCTTCTGCATCCACCGTCATAGGCAGTTCAGGATATCGCCGTTTCTCAGTTTCATATTCCAGTCTCATTCTCGGATAATTGGCATAACCTAATTTTTTGACTAACTCAGACTTTGGGATTCCGGCCGTATCGCTTAAATCAGCGTGTTTCACACCAAATAGCGCCCTGGCCCTGGATTCCATGTCATTGATTTCCGATGTCGGAAAATTGATATCGATAAGTGCTTCAGGGGATTTCTTGACTTTCTTGAAAATAGGTTCCGGTTCACCCTTGGCAGACTTAAAAGCTACGGCCTCTTCCACTGCAAACAAATCAGGGAAAGAACTGATTTGAGCTTTCAGAAAAAACACATTTGCCCAAAAATCGTACCGCAAAAACCGCTCAAAATAGGCAATCTCATCGGATGTACGGTCGCTCATCGGCCCCCGGGACTCTTTGACAGACGCAAATGTGCCAACTGACTGCCCGGTCGTTACGTCCTCGGGTTCGTTCAATCCGGATGTAACCATGTGCATAATGTCAGTATCGGAATCGGATATGTTCGGCAGGTTCGGGTTAGACGCCTTCATTTCCATATTGGGGCCTAACACCATGGTCCCACCAGGCGTCTTTTTAGCTGCTATCCCGGTCTTGCGCCGGTCCGCATCTGACATTTTCAACCACTGAATCCACGATTTCACGTCCGTAAAGTTCACAACCCATACATACGCACCCGCAGACTTCTTATGGTCCAGTTCGTATTTTTTGATATCTTCCCAATACTGCACCCACTCAAGCACCGTTCGGATGTGGCCGATATTCCGTTCTGTGATAAGGCTCATGTCCCACGACACGATAAAACGGTAAAAACCGCCCATTTTTTTGAACATTTTCTTCCTGGATCGGCTGTTTTTCAGGGCAGAGGACTGATACGCCTTGTTTTTCTTGGCATATTCGATCCATTCGGGGTATCGAGCGATATATATGGATGGGATTTGCTCTTTGATCCCATTTTCATTGTCTTCTATGCAGTAAATCAGGGGGGTAGTCGTTTTTCTGGGATGAAATATGATGCCGGATTCTTCTTGGCCGTCATCTATAGCGGCAGGATCAATAAAATCGACTTCAATAAACCCGTTAGCATGGCAGGTAAGGCATAAAAACAGTTCGCCTTCAATCTTTCCACGACCCACATACTTCGGCCAGTAGTTGTAAAGTCGATTTCGCGGATCTAACTCGATTTCGTTTATGACTTCCTGGATTTCCTGAATTTCAGAACTAACCTCAAATCCAAAACCAGTGAGACGCCCTACAAGACCTTTGGTGGCGGTTGCTACCTGGGGGTTTTGGGTAGCTTTCCTAAAGCATTGTTCTTGCAGGACGCTCCTGGTGGCCGCGGTATCATCCTTGTCGGGGGAGGCATAGGTCCGGCCGGTATCAGGGTCACGGTAATTAGCATCGTCAGGGTCGTATTGCCACGGAACACTCATGGCAAGCTCGCGGCCAATGACTTCTAAGTACTCATCAGGGACATCATTTATGGTTAATTCATCGTTTTTTGGCATGGATTCCACAAAAAAAGCCGAATCCAAGAGAAAAAATCTCTCAAATTCGGCTTTCGTGAAGCTCTGGGTGATTATTCTGGCGCTCGAAGGCGCTCAACTACCTGAATTTTAGTGCTGGGGAGATCAACCCCCAACACTTTTTGGATAGACCACCCCTAAAACTTGTTTACATACTTACAACTCCGGCATTTAACAATAATTCCACGGATTAAATGTTCGGCTTTTACCTTAAATAACAACGCATTACATTTCTTACAACGAACCTCGATTTCCATTCAACCCCACAGTTAGAAGTATAAGAAAACCTTATGAGTAACCTTTACATATCAGTTTTTCTTATGGATGTCAAGGGGAAAATGGGTTTACTCCTGCGGAGTCCTTAATCCTTTTATGGTTTTCTTCAACAAACACTTTCAATTCAGTGAGATATCTTGAACAAATCTTATTAAATTTGCCCTGTTCCTCTTCCGAGTACGCGTATGTCCCTGGGGGAGCAATACCCTCAGTGTAAAACCTAATTACCAATGAGCCTTCATCGAAATCACCACTGATAATGGTT